GGTGTCCAGGCGGCAGCGGGGGGTGAGCTGGACGTAGGAGCTGTCGTTGTTGTCGTTGGTGGCCACATCGGCGCTGGCGGCGCCCACGACCGTCCACGAGCCGAGCTGAACAGTCGAATTGGGGCGGACGGTGACGGTCGAACCACTCACCTTCGCTGCACCAACAAAGACCGGGTGAGGTTGCCGTTGTTGTTTTCGATGCGTTCTTCGACGATGTGGCGGATCTTGTCGCCGTCAATGTAGATGTGATGCTCGTGGCGACAATGCCCACCACCACTGCCGCCCGATTGGGCGGTCCCGGTCGCCAGGGTGATCGGTGCGCTCACGCCCGGCATCAACGACGCCCCGGACCCGGCCACCCCGACCAGCCCCATCTTCGCCAGCTGGGCGGTCGCCGACGCGGTCGCGGCGGTCGCCAGCTGGGCAGCGGTCAACGTGACCACACCCAGGGACTGCTTCATCCCGTTGGCGAGGTTGATCCCGAACAGCTCACCCACCTTCACCGCCGGGGCCACCGCCGCCGTAGCGGCTTGAATGGCCTGGTGCGCCATGTCATGCGAGGAGTTCTCGACCCGGTCACGCTCACCGTCGATACCGAGCGCGAACCCGTGACCGAAGAACCCGCCGATCTCGAACGTCACCCGTGACGGGGACATGGCCTTCAGCGCGTTCTTCAAAATCTGGATGGCGGCGTCGGCGAGTTTCTGGGCGGCGGCCTTCACGTCGCCCTCTTTGGACTCGATGCCCTTGGCGAAGCCCTCACCCAGGTCAGCGCCGGCCTTCTTCGCGCCTTCCTTGCCCTTCTCAAGCGCCTTGACCGCCTGATCGACACCCTGCGCGCACAACCCCGCGAGTTTGCCCATCGCGTCCTGGGTGACCGTCAACATGCCCTGCATGGCGGCGATCCACACCTTGACGATGGCGATGGAGGCGTTCTCCACCGACTGCACCGCCGCCCCCAACCCGGCGGCGACAGACTTCGAGATCTGCGACATCGCCTCCTGAGTGACCTGCGCGAGCTGCTTCATCGCCTGCGCGGCCTTCGTCAACGCGTCGGCGAACTGTTTGAGCTGCTGGTTCGCCTGCTGCAACGACTGCGCAAACTTTGCGAAGTCCTGAACGAACTTCGCCCAGATCCCCGACACGGCCTTCACCTGCGCGACAAAGGTGGTGAAATCCTTGACAAATTGGGTCCATGGACCGGTGGCCTGCTTGAGCTGAGCGGCGAAGGTGGTGAAGTCCTTAACGAACTGCGTCCACAACGGAGCCGCGATCTTCAGCTGCGCACCGAACGTCGTGAAATCTTTCACGAGTTGCGTCCACTGGCCGGCCACGTTCTTCAGCTGCGCACCGAACGTCGTGAAATCTTTCACGAACTGGGACCATTGCGCCGCCACCGCCTTGAGCTGAGCGGCGAACGCTGTCATATCCTTCACGAACTGGGACCACGGCCCGGCGGTCGGCTTCAACTGTGCCCCGAACGTGGTGAAGTCCTTGACGAACTGCGTCCATGGACCGGCGATGGCTTTGACCTGGCCGGCGAGGTCGGTGAACGACTTCACGAACGCCGTCAACGGCGGCACCGACTGCTGCAAGGTCGGAGCGAGGGTCTGGAAGTTCTTCACCACCGGCTCGAGCGACCCGGACAGTTCCTTCAGCGGGCCGTTGATGTTCTGCAGCGGCGTGGAGAAGTCGGATAGGGCCTTCCCGGAGTCTTGCGCCGGTTGCTTGAGGTCGCCCAGGCTCTTGGACGCGTCATCGGCCGGCGGCTTCACTCCGTCGAGAGACTTGCCCAGTGCATCCGCCGGCGGCTTTGCTCCGTCGAGGGACTTACCGAGCGCGTCGGTCGGTGGCTTCGCATCCTGCATCGTGCCGTTGAGGTTCTGGGTGGACTGGTTCAGCGCATCAGCCGGGGGCTTCGTGTCGGACCAGATGTTTTTAAGGTTTTCGAACTCTGTGTCGGCTTTGTTTAAGGTTCCCCCAACGTCTTTTGCGGTATTGCCGAAATCGTTCCACGGCGTGATAAGGGAAGCAATTGTCTGTCCAGCGGAAACAACATCTCCGATGGCCTTAGCTAAATCGACGACTACTGTGACGACGGTCTGGACGACCCTTGCCACAAACCCGGCTAGCTGGGCGAACGCGGCAATGGTGCCGAACACGGCGACGCTGATGAACTTGAACGCCCCGATGATCAAGTCCTTGTTCTGATCGACGGTCTGAGCGATCGATTTGATCGCCGGCTCGGCCACCTTGAGCGCCTCCACGAATGCCCTGCCAAGATCCGCGCAGATCGTGATGATGCTCTGAATCTCGGAACCGATCGCCGGGGCCGCCGACGACACCGATCCGGAGAACTCGGCGATCTTGCCCGAACTCTTGCCGATCGCGTCGGCCACCGTGTCGTAGAGGTCGGTGAACGCCTTCATCGCCGGCTTGATTGCCGGCTCCAGGTCATTCGCCATCTTCTTGGTGGCGTCGATCATCTTGTTCAGGTCGGCAATGAACGCCTCGAAGTTCTTGCCGCCGATCTCGATGAGTTTGGCACCCAGCTCACCCAGTTTGTCGATGAAGGTGCCCACCGCCTGCAACGCCTGCTTACCGACCACCTTGGACACATCGGCGAAGGCCTGCGACATGCGGGTGGCCGCACCGATGACCCCGTCCATGATTCCCGGCAGTCCCTTGAAAAACTGCGCGAACGCCGGCGCCAGGATGGTGGTGATGTTGGAGAACGCTGTGGCCAGCTTCTTCATCGACTCGATGATCGGGTCGATCGCGCCGCGTGCCACCCCCGCGATCTGCTCAAACGCCGCCCGCAACGGTTCCTTCATCGCAGCCGCCGCTTCCGCGAACTTCTTCTTGAACTCGTCGATAACATCCGCGAGCGGCTTAGCAATGTCGGCGAAGTCGGCCTTGAGCTTGACCATGTATTCTTTGTCCTGCAGGACCTTGAGCTTGTCCTCCAGTTGCTTGATCTTCTCCTGGGCGACGGTGATGTCGGCGCCGACCTTCGGCGTCCACGGCTTCGCCGTCAGCACCCCCAGCTGCGCCCGCTGCTGCTCGATCAGGGCATTCGTATTACTGATGTCGTCCTGCAACTTCTGCAGCTCGTCGCCCGCGTCCTTGGTCTTCTCCGTCAACATGACGACCGCCGCGCCCGCCGCGAGCATCCCGACACCGAACGCGCCGAACGCGACCGCAGCCAGTGCGCCCAGGGCTGCAACCGCCGCAGTGAGGACGGCCATCACCGCGGCGGCGACCGCACCCGCGACCGCCATGCCGACCAGGATCGGCACCAGGACACCCATCGCGGCGCTCGCGGCACCAGCGGCGGTGCCCAGGGCGTCCATCACGGACGCACCGGAACCACCGGCCTTCGCCATGTCATCCATGCCATTCGCGGCAGCATCGGCACTGGTCGCGGCGGCATCGGCCGCCTTGGCGGCACCATCGACTCCGCTGGCGAGCGCATCGGCACCCTTCGTGGCCGCGGTCATGCCCCCTGATAGCCCGGCTATCGCCCGATCCAGGAACGACAGACCCGTCTCGGCGTCCTTGGCACCCTTCTCAAGGTCCTTGGTGCCAGTGGTCAGGTCCTCGGCACCCTTCTTGGCATCCTTGAACTTGCCCATCAGATCGCCCAGCGACTTGTCGAAGTCCGACGTTCCCGCCTGCGCGGATTTGAACCTGGCCATCAGGTCGGCAACTGCCTTGTTCATGTCCGACGACCCCGCGCCGGTCTTTTTAAAGTCGTCCAACAGCTTCTGTAGCTGCGCGGACAGATCCGACGAGCCGAGCTTCGCGCCCTTGAAGTCGTCCGTCACCTTCTTCAACTCGCTGGACAAGCTGCCTGTCTCCGTACCGGTGGCCTTGAGGTCGTTAAATACCTTTTTCAACGCGCTGGACAATTCCTGAGTCGATACCCCGGTGTCCTTAAAGTCCTTCAACACCTTCTCTAGGTCGGAGGATAGTTCCGACGTGCCTGTACCGGTGGCCTTGAGGTCGTTCAGCAGTCTCTTCAACTCGTCGGACAGTTCTGACGAGTCGCCCCTTGTAGCCTTAAAGTCGTCCGCCACCTTTTTAAGCGCACCGGACAAGTTCTCCGTCCCCGTGTCGGTGGCCTTCAGGTCGTTCAGTACCTTCTTCAACTCGCTGGACAGCCCCTGGGTCGACACACCGGTGTCCTGGAAGTCTTTCAGTACCTTCTCTAGGTCGGTGGACAGTTCCGACGTTCCCGTGCCTGTGGCCTCGAAGTCACGTAGCAGGTCCTGCAACTTCCCGGATAGGTCCGCCGAGCCGAGCTTTGTAGCCCTGAAGTCGTCCATTACCTTCTTCAACCCGTCAGACAGGTTGTTCGTCGCCGCGCCGGTGGCCTTAAAGTCGTTCAGCGCTTTCTTCAACTCGTCGGACAATCCCTGGGACGACATGCCGGCGGCCTTGAAGTCTTTCAGTACCTTTTGCAGGTCGGTGGACAATTCCGACGTGCCCATGCCGGTAGCTTTGAAGTCCTTCAGCAGTTTATTCAATTGCGCGGACAGGCCTGACGACTCCATCCCTAAAGCCTTATAGCTGTCCAACGCTTTCTTCAACTCGTCGGACAGTCCCGACGCTTCCGTCTTCGCGTCCTTCTCGGCACTCCCGAGGTTCTTGACCTCGCCACTAGCCTTGCCTGCTTCGGAACTCAGCTTCTCCGCATCGTCGGCGACCTTTTTGATCTCCGCGTCGAGTGCGGCGGCTTCAGCCTTGGCCGCCGCCAGATCCGAGTACTCGACCTTGATCTTGATGTCCTTGCTGGCATCTTCCTCAGCGGCTTTGAGCACCTCGACCTCGGCAACAGCCTCTTTGACCGGGGCGTCGTCGACCGTGAGCTTGATGTCCTTGCCAGCGTCGGCTTCGGCGGCCTTGAGTTCCTCGATCTTGGCATTAGCATCGGTGACCTGACTGTCGTCGACATCGAGCTTGATGGTCGTCCCAGCGGCCTCAGACGCGGCTTTGAGCTCTTCTTCTTTGGCGATGGCCTCGTCGACCTTGCTGGTGTCGATGTCGATGGTGACTTTGGCGTCTTTGAGGGCGTCGATGGTCGTCTTGAGCTCGACGATCTTGTCGATCGCCTGCTGGGCGTCGGCGGAGATCTTGATCGTCAAGCCGGAGTCAGCCACCGGTCACCCCCTCACCTTCTTCGTCCAGGTCAGGGGCCACGAACTTGAGCAAGAAGTCGGCCAGCTCCGGAGCCGGTTCGTCCTCGTTCTGGTACGGCGCGATCGAGTACATCGAGGTCTGCGCGGCATGCCAGTCGTCACGGCGATACCCGATCGGGCCTTCGACCAGCTCGAACGCCTGCCAGAACGACAGCTCAGACGCCGTGATCGTTCTTAGGAGTTCCCGTCGGGTGCGTCCGAAGGCGAGGGCGAGCCGACCGACCAGGACGAGGTCTGGTCGGCTTCGGAGTTTCCCGCGATCTTCTGGACGTCTTCGGCGGACTGCTTGTTCAGCTCGTTGGCCACTGCCGCGACAATTTCCGAACCGCCCGAGCCGAGCTTGCCGAGGATGGCGATTCCGGCCTTGGTGTTCGGGTAGAGCCGGCTGCCGTTCTCGTGGCGCATCGCCAGCGCGCACAGCCGCAGGTTCTGCTCCTTGAGCGTGACCTTCAGTCCGGCGCCGTCACGTTCGTACATCGGCATCTTCTGCTCTTCGAGCTCGTCGCCGGTCAGCTCTTGCACCCACACCCGGATCTTCCACGGCGGAACCGTCACCAGCTTGCGGTTGATATCGCCCTTAATGTCCGCCGCGGATGCGGCGATCGGGTACAGCTCGTCGTCGCTCATCAGTCTCCTGGGTCAGCCTTCGATGTTGCGGTTGATGTCTTCTTTGATCCGCTGCGCGGCCGGCTCTTCCGCCGCGCCACGGGCGAGTTCCATGTAGTGCGTGCCGGGGATGTCCACGGATCGGGCCCGCACCCAGCCCGCCCGACCCTGGAACGTCATGAAGTCCGCGTAGACCGGGTGATGGACCTGCCCGGTCTCCTGGGTCGCGGCATACAGATAGACGCGTTCGGGGAAGTTCACGAACGGCGACACTTCCCACTCAGCCGGCCCGATCTGAACCTTCCCGATCGACGCCGCCAACGCCAGGGTTTCGCCCTTGGGTGCGAACGAACGCGCGGCCGAGACGTAGATGTCGGCACCCAACCCCAGGGACTCGGTGAGCTTCGGCGGCTCGATCGCGTCCTGGACCCGCTTGAGGTCGTCTTTGACGCGATCGAGCCCGTCGAACTCGACTGAGATGTCAACCGAGACCATCAGCTGTAGACGACGCCGCGGGCGAAGCCGAGCAGCATCGTGAAGCTCGGCGTGGTGCCGGTGACGGTCCACAGTCCCCGGGTAAACGCGTTCACCACGGTCTGCTTGGGCAGCACGATCCGCTGGCTGGTGGCGGTGGTCGCGGCGGTGAACGTGATCAGGTCGGCCCAGGTGCTGCCGTCGGTGGAGTGCTGGATCTTCGCGGTCACCGCCGGGGTCGTCCCGGTCGGGGTACCGATCACGTGCAGTTGCGCGTTGCCACCAGCCGCCGTCGCCCCGCCGAGCAGAGTGTTGTCGATCGCGGTCGGGGTGTTACCGGTGACGGTGGTGAACACGTTCGGCGTCTGATAGACGTAGCCGTCATCGACGTAGCCACGGGCCATCATCGTCATGTCGATCTCGACGCCGCCCTTGAGCTTGGCGTCCAGGTCGTACTTAGTGATCACCGACGGCTGCATCACCAACGGGCTCGGGGTGCCCTGCGGGGTCAAAAGGCTGTACCCCATCGGGGCATACCACGCGAGAACGTCGGAGTCCTGGCCGAACCGCTGGTTGATGACCCCGTCGAGGGTCTGACCGGGCGCGTAGTGGCCCTTCGCCTCGATCGAGGCCTTCTGCACCCCGGACAAGGTGTTCTCGAACCGGGAACCGAAACCGGTCGCGTCGATGACCGCCGAGTCCCGCTTGGCCTTCAGCTCATTGCCCTGACCGGTCAGGTCAAACTGGTCAATGCCGAAGTTGACGTTACGGCCGACAAACGCCAGAGTCATTTCTCGGCGCTCCCATCTTCATTTTCGGTGCCGGGTTTGTGAGACCCGGCGGGTGCCGGGACGACTTTGGAGATGAGGCCCATCGCAAGATGCGTATCTGGGTCACCTGCCGTGTAGGGCTCGCCGGCCTCCTGACGAATACCCATTCCCGTCGGGTCAGGACCCGCCGGGTCAGCCCAGTTGAACGGCCAATCAACGACATACTCGTTCGCCGACTTACTCGCCATAACGGGGTTCTCCTACGCGTGAAGGCAGACGTTGATTTGCACGCCGAGATAGTTGGTGCCACCAACCCGGTACGACCCGTAACGGGACGCCGTGAGCACCTGCACGTAATTGTTCGTCAGCGCCGACAAAGCATCGGTGATGTCATCGGCCTGTAACCCAGCAACGAACGGGCCGTCCGGGTCGAGGTATTCGTCGAGGGCTTCCTGCGCGGATTCGACGTCGATCCGGTTGGTGATGATCGTGACGTCGAAATGCCACAGCCCGGACCGGCCCCGGAACACGTCCTGGTAGTCGACGAACGGGCGCCCCGGCTCGATCCACGCGCACGGCACGTTTGGCGAATCCGGGATCAGCGGATACACGGTCATATCGGCGACCGTGCCGATCCGTTCCGCCAACGCGAACCGCAGATCGTGCAGACGCCCCATCAGGCGATCACCACGTCACGCAGCCCGTTGAGCAGGTGCTGCGCGATCGGATCCATGATCGCCGGGGAAATCATCACGTTCCGCGCCGACCCGAACGACCCGGTCGCCAACCCGGACATACCGGCCTGCCCGTTGGTCAGGTCCTTCGACTTGTAATGCCCGACGGCCAAAATCTGGCAGGCCTGCACCACCTGCGCCGGCACCGCCGGCCAACCCCACTGCGCGGTGACCCGCACCCGGGCTCGTTGGCTGCGCGGGTACCACTCGCCGCCGAACGACGGGCCGTAATAGCCCGGCGAGTAGCCGTAGGCAAAACCCATGTACGGAGACGCCTTGCCGGGGAAGTAGGCGGTCCCGAGGGTTTCGATCCGGTTGAACGGGAACCCGTCCGTCGGCGCGACCGGGGCAACCTGGAAGTCAGTGCCCGCCACCCAGGTCGTCTCGAACACGCCGTCGTCGTCCCGGTCGACCTCAACGACCAGACCGGCGGTG